GAAACGCATTGTCCCCGCAGCTTGGATCAAGTCCAAGAACGAAACGGACCTGAAGCTGGAACTTGTCAACGGCTCCACGATCGAACTAAAGGGCACCGAAAACGCAATGGCGTTACGAGGCCGCAGCCTTTCGGGCGTAGTCCTTGACGAAGCCGCATTTATGGACGCCGCTGTCTGGTTCGAGGTGATCCGCCCCGCACTAGCGGACAAACAGGGCTGGGCCTTATTTATTTCCACGCCCGATGGAACGGCCAGCTGGTTCTACGAGCTATGGCAATACTGCATCACAGGCGACACCAACTGGAAACGTTGGAGCTTCACTACAATCCAGGGCGGCAACGTCCCACCGGAAGAAATCGAAGCTGCACGGGGCCAACTCGACCCACGAACTTTCCGCCAAGAGTTCGAGGCCAGCTTTGAAAACCTATCCGGTCTCGTTGCCGTCTCATTCGGCGACGCGAACATCAGCACCGCCGCGAAGGACATCCCAATCCTCCCACTACTACTGGGCGTGGACTTCAACGTGGACCCCATGACGGGAATCTGCGCCGTAAAAGACAACGACACCCTCTACGTTTTCGACGAAATCCACCTAACAGGCGGCGCCACCACCTGGGATTTCACGGAAGAAGTAATCCGCCGCTTCGGCCTGGAACGCCGCATCATGGCCTGCCCGGACCCCACGGGTGGTGCGCGCAAAACCCAAGGCGTAGGCGCCACAGACCACAACATCCTACGAAAATCAGGATTCCGCGTCTGCGCCCCACGCAGCCCATGGAAAGTACGCGACAAAATCACCGCCGTAAACACCGCCCTTTTAGACGCCACTGGAACGCGCCGCTGTTTCATCCACCCGCGCTGCAAGGAACTAATCAAATCCTTCCGCAGCCTGACCTATGCCCCTGGAACGGGCCTACCAAACAAAAATTTAGGCGTAGACCACGCATTTGACGCTTTCGGCTACCTATGCCTACAACAATTCAACCTGGCAAAATCCGGCGTAATGGGCACAACTTCATATAGGTTGTATTGAGCTACACAAACCAATGGTTAATTACGAGGGCCCACAAAAGCGCAGTCGTGGTGATAAACGCGCCCAGGAATACATCGAGGCACGCCAACGCCGGATGTACCGCCACCAACTGGACGGCCACAGCGTGCGCCAAATCGTATATGAACATTCTGCCCGCGAAGGAGTCAGCATCCCCACTGCCTGGCGCGACTGGGACCAAGTAAAACAGTGGACCGAAGAGGACTGGATCCGCGACCGCGAAGCAATGCTGGGCCGCATCCAAACCATGCGTCTCCGCGTCGTCCACGCCGCCATGAAAAAGGGCCACTACCAAGTCGCCGCCCAAGTTTTGGATTCCCTGGGACGTGTCTTGGGCGAAAACACCCCCGAACAAGTATCGGTCCAAGTGCCTTCCCTAAGTATCCAAGTCGAACCCAAAGTAGTTACCGCCCAACTACCGGAAAGCGAGGTAATTGAGGCCGAATTAACACCACAAAAAGAGGTAGATTCAGCTGAACCCGCCTCATAAATCAATGCCCGGACACTACGGCCAAGGCAAAAAGAAGAAGCCCAAGGGAAAGAAGAGCCCCAAGAAGTAGAATATGAACAGCTGTAGCGGTGTCCATGGCAAAACGCGGTCTATACGCCAATATCCACGCTAAACGTAAGCGTATCAAGGCTGGCGCCGACGAAAGTATGCGTAAACCAGGCTCAAAAGGCGCCCCAACCGCTGGAGCATTCAAAAAAGCAGCCAAAACAGCTAAAAAGCGCAAGCCAAAGGGCAAAAAGTAATGGCAATCGTCCCTATTACCGACACAAAACGCTACACAAACGTAGTGGAGTACACGGGTGGCACGATGACCACCCTTAACGACGAAATGCGCATCCATGCGCACGCCGCAGAATTTGTTTTTGCGCTCGATTCCAACACAGAAGCCAACTTCAAGCTTGCCTTTGAAGCCTCCTTCAACGGCGGCACCAGCTGGTACGAAATCGACACCAGCAAAACCATCAACGAATCTGGCGAATATGTCTACTACTACAGTGGTAAGACAACTTCCACAATTCGAGTGCGTTTAAGCCAAGTAACGTCGGGCACCCCTAGCGTCACGCCACATATTGCAGTCACCTTCAACGGCTAATGGGCACCCGAATCATCACTGGCTTCTGCACACACCTTGAGGTGGACTCCGAAAGCCGCACCACCGAAGCCTCCTTCGCCTTCATGACACCACAAGACCCCGAGGACTTCGCCGGTCTGATGGTGCGTCTTGCCAGCGGTATCGAAGTAATGATCGAAGTGGAGGACGAAGATGATTGAATATCGCGGCTAATATTAAAAGAGGTAAAATGTCCGCCGCTTACTGGGCAAATCGCGAGAAATGGTGACTAAGTGACCTATTCAGTTCCCGGCCAAATCCGCACCCACCTTGTAAGTTCCAACACCCTCGGTGGAGCTGACAGTCCGTTCACCCGCACCCAGGCGGTGCTGGACATGATGAAGGGCTGGGAAATCATGAAGGCCGTCACCCTTGGGACGGAATACCTCCGCGAAAACAGCGAAGCATTTTTACCAATCGAACCCCGCGAGGACTACACAGCGTATTTAGCGCGTGTAAACCGGGCCGTATTTTCACCCTTTACCCAGCGCCTGGTGCGTGCCGCTGCAGGACTTATTCTGCGTAAGCCAATCAGTTTGGTAGGCGACCCATACTGGACCGATATTTTCGCAAAAGACGTTGATGGTTGCGGTTCAGACCTAGACGAGTACGCCCGCCGCCTGCTGCTGTGCTCACTAACCTACGGGCATTGTCATACACTAGTAGATTTCCCCGCACCAACGGGTGCCCGCAGCCTTGCGGAAGAGCGCGAGCTTAACCGCCGCCCCTATTGGATTGAAGTCGATCCAGACAACATCTACGGCTGGCGGCTGGACCGTGAAGTCAACTACGGCAATTTAGTACAGGTCCGCATCAAAGAAAAAGCAGTAGTACCCGAGGGCGAATTTGGCGAAAAAGTATACGACCAGATCCGTGTAATCGAGCCCGGCCAATACCGCATCTACCGCCAAGTAGAAACGAAAAAGAACTTACAGGGCGGCTACCCATATCCAAACGCTTTCGACGCAACGGACGCCACCTCGGACTACGAGCTAGTGGAATCAGGCGACTACAGCCTGGGCCAAATCCCCCTAGTAACAACCTACGCAGGCAAGACCGACACCCTTACAAGTAAGCCGCCCTTACTTGACATCGCGTATTTGAACCTGGCCCATTTCCAACGCCAGGCCGATTTAATCCACAGCCTGCACATCGCAAGCCAGCCAATCCTTGTCCTCGAAGGCTGGGACGACCAATCCAAAGACGTAGCTGTAAGCGTCAATTATGCAATGGCCAGCCAGCCTGGCAACAAGGTTTATTACGTCGAACCAGCCGCGAACGCATTTGAAGCGCAATCCAACGAAATCCTTGAGCTACAGATGCAGATGGCCACCCTCGGCATCAGCACACTTAGCCAGCAAAAGTTTGTTGCCGAATCTGCCGACGCACGCCGCCTAGACCGCGTAGACACAAACTCAATGCTGTCGATGGTATCTCTTGACCTAGAGCAATCCCTACAAAAAGCGTTTAATTTAGCCGCCGATTATGTAGGAATTACACCACCCGAAGTAAAGATCAGCCGTGATTTTGACATTGACCGTTTAATCGGGCAGGACGTAACCGCGTTGACGGCATTGTTCGACCAAGGTGTGCTGGGACGCGACGAATTCCGCCAAATCCTGGTCCAGGGTGAAATCCTTCCTACCGCTAGCGAGGAACAAAACGCTAGTACCGATACTCAAGACGCCGAAGAGGAATAAACGCAAACCCTAGGTTCTTGTAAACTACATAAGTAGACTAAACAAGTACATGGAGTATGCCTACATGGGCAAATCACTAGAAAAAGTACTGAAACCTGACGGTTCTGAAGTATGGGAACTCGTGGAACTACGCGAACCCCAGCCAGAACCAGAGCCTGAACCCGAGGTATGCAAACCTGTGCGTAAGCGCAAGCCATCAAAGCCTGCGGAAGAAACCCCTACCTCTACTTTTGACTTCTGACTATGGAAGAGCACGTCATCCAGGAAACGCCCGTGGCGAGTCCTGACCAGCCCGTGGCTGC